TCTTGGCTCATAATATCCTGGTTTGGTTACGGTTTTGGCTAACACCATCTTGCCCAAAGGTGGCTAAGCTAGGCTTGTTGCGTCTCGTCAGAGATGTTATCCATATCAATGGCTCCATTGTTATTAGCCAGGTTTTCATTATTCATCAGGTGATCCTGAATAAATTCGATCCTTTGTCACAATCTTTCTGTTATTAACACTATTCAATCAATAATTTTGAAAAAAGAATTCGTCATGGAAGAAAACTAAAGATACATAATAGAGAGCAAAATTATTATCAAAATTCTCCTTTTTTAGAAGGATTACATCAGATATTTCTTGATTTAATTACCTATAATACTCTTTATGCAAAAAATAATCTTATTCAATGCTGTCCGAATAGAAGAAGATCACAAAAAGATCTTTATAATATAGTAAGATATTATTATCCTGAAGTAAGTTTTAAAGAGTTTAGATCTGCTCTGTTTACTCTTTGTAATAGGAGATATATAGGAACTTTATATTGTTCAGATATCAGAAAAAGAGTATTTAGAAAGAATAACAGAGGATTATATTCTGATTTCTGTGAGAATCATCTTATGTCTGATAAACAGAAAGATGAATTAGGATTATATTTAAATACATCAACTATAACTGATGAAAAGTACACTAAACTTTATACATAATGTTAAAAACAGAAAGAGTTATAAGTCCTGTATTAGATACTAATATTAAGGATGACCTGGACAATAGTCCAATTTGGAAAGATGCTTTTCATGAAGAAGAGATATTTTCAGAACTATATGATAAATACCCAAATTGGTATGAATATTCTATAAAATTTGATGGTTTAAAACCAGTGCAATTTTTAAAAATCTCTAAATACATTTTAAAATGAGTAGAGTACTTAATAAAGCAAAAGCAAAACAACCTCCTGTTGTAAAAGCAAATAAACCTGATGAAGGGCCACTCAATCTTGTTGATGGTATAACTTTAATAGATTCATTAGTTTCTGGTACTTTTTCACCTAAGTATTCACAAGCATCTTATATAACAGGTACAGATCCTTTTTCTACAATGGAAGAAGTATCACAATCAATAACAGGTATGAATTTTATAAAAGAGAAAGAAGAAGAGGAAGATGAAGAAGAAGGAAAAGATGACTATATTGGAAAGAATAATATGAATTCTGACTATGTTGACTCTAAAGGAGCTAGCATTAATGAAGGATTTTATGCTTGGAATACGGGAAAAAGGATAAAAAGTCATAATAAAAGTATAGATTTTAAATATTTTTTAAGATATACTGAATCTAAAGATATTAGTGATCTCTTAAAATTTTTAATAAAAGAAGGATTTTTAAGTGAGCATAATAACTGTATGATGACTGATGGTATGTCTGAAAATTCTCCTAATCTTAATAACTATGTTAATTCACTTGTTAAGTCGCTTATTATAAGTATAAAAGAACATATATCTATCTATAATCTTTCTAATTCAGGAAAAGAAATTTTTATCCATTCTCCTCTTACTCTTACTAGTAATTTAACTTCTTTAATAAGAGATATATTTATGTCTCCAAAAAATCGTAAGGTCTTTTTGGCAGTAGATACTTTAGAAGTATTTCAAGAAGTTATTAAAACTTGTATAAAGAAAGGTATAAAGATAGAAGAAGAGTTATTGTCTATTAATTATGATTTTTTAGAATTAAGAAAAAATACTTTAACTATTAAATTAATATTTTTAGGTAATATCAATGAGCTAATATTAATCAAAGATAAATGTAAAGAATATATAGCACCTACATCACATTTTTATTATAGTCTGGACACAATTCCTGATTTAATATTAGAAAATGATGTTGAACTTGAAAAAGTAGAAATCAATGGTGTCAAATATAACAAAGATGCCTTTGTTACAATGGTTGAATGTGATTTTGATGCCTTTATTTCTAATCTTGACTTTGAAAGCACTATAGCTAATATTAAAAATGTTACAAAAGAAATAAAAGAGAAAGAGCTTCTATAGTAATTTTTAAATATATTATATATGGTAGCATTATTTGTAACAATTGATATTCTTGAGATTGGAAAACTAAAGCTCAATATCAATGAATATCTTAATTTACTAAAACTAAGACACAATGAAGAAAACAAGAGCTTCCCCTATGATTTAGATCCAAGATATTTGGATAGACTAGAAGAAGAAGGATATGTAATTCATGATCCTCAAAATGATGGTTATATTTTAGGGCCAAATAGTAAAAAGATTTTTGAAGAAGATGATTTATTTGTAGAATTCTTTTCTTTATATCCTGGATACGTAGAAACTGGATTAGGACGAAGAGCTATATCAGCTAAAGATCCTAATAGTATTTCTGGTAAAGCAACTCATGATATCTGGAGAAGAGTAACTAAAAATAAACCAGGTCTTCAAAGGAAAATTATAGAATGCCTTAAACGTGAATTGGATCATAGAAGATCGACAGATTCTATGGCTTATTTACAAGGCATTGATACATGGTTGCGTCAAGCAACTTGGGAAAAATGGGAAAATATTCCTGAAGAAAATAAAAGTAATAATTCATCAATTAAGTTATAAGATATTTGGAATATAGCATTATTATGTGTATTTTTGTGAAGTTGATATTGTAGGGAAAATATGCTATATGAAGATGTACTCAATAATTTGAGTAACAATAAGAAGAAGAGAGAATCAGGAGATGTAATAGCCATTCCTTGGTCATTACCTCGACTTTCTACTGTTCTTCCCGGAATTGAACAAGGTAGATATAATTTAATTAGTGCTAGTCCTAAAGCAGGTAAAACGCAACTGGCAGACTTTTTATATGTATATCAGCCAGTAGAATGGATTATTAATAATCCTCTTTCTAATATATCACTAAAGATATTTTATTTCTCATTAGAAGTATCTAAAGAAAGTAAGATTAAAGCAGCTATGTGTTATAAACTATATAAGGATTATAATATTCTTATAAGTCCACAAAAGCTTAGTTCAATTTTTAGTAATTATATATTAGATGATAAGATAGAATCTATTATTCATAGTGAAGAATTTAAAAGTTGGTTTGATAAATTTAGTAATATTGTAACTTATTATGATACCATAAGAAGTCCTAATAGTATATTTCATTTAATGAAGTCTTATGCAGAACATCCAAGTAATGGGAAATACTCTTATAAAACTATTAATTGGCAGAATGAAGATAAAACTTATTCTCCAAGAGAAGTAAGAGACAAATATGTACCAGTAAGACCAGATGAATATGTTATTGTTATTGTAGATCATGTTGGATTATTACAAACAAGTACCAATGAAACATTACATCAAACCATTAGTAAATTTAGTAGTGAATATTGTTTAGAGATGAGAGATAAATGGAATTATATTCCTGTAGTCGTTCAACAACAGAGTGCTGATTCATCAAGAGCTCAGTTTAATTATCGTGGAGACACTATTATAGATAAGATTAAACCAGATTCTGAGGGATTAGCAGATAATAAATATACTGCTAGAGATGTTGATTTAATGGTTAGTTTATTTTATCCTAAAAGATATAATATAGATAAGTATGAAGATATAGATTTAGCTAGAATAGGTGATAATCATCGTGAATTTATGATCAATTTAAATAGAAATGGTATTAGTAATGCTAGTATACAACTATTTTTTCTTGGATCAAGTTCATATTTTGCTGAATTGCCTAAAGCAATGTCAGAGTTTGATTATCTTAATTATGAAAACATAATAAAAACACAAATTTAATTTAATGAATAGTACACTTATAGGAATTGTGGGACCGGCAGGTAGTGGTAAAAGTAGTTCATACTTTCCTGAACCTGGCCTTGGAATTGTAGGGTTAGATCCTAAACAAACTTTTATTATTAATGTATCTGGTAAACCTTTTCCGTTCAAAGGATGGAGAAATATTTATCAACCTTTTTCAAATACTAATTTAAAAGGTAATTACATTAATACAGAAGATGCAGCAATAATTACTAAAACTATGAATTATGTTAGTAATGAAAGACCAGATATAAAAAATATTATTATTGATGACTTTCAATATCTAATGGGATTTGAATTCGTAGAAAAAGCTATGACTAAAGGATATGATAAGTTTAGTGAAATTGCTATGCATTGTATGCAAGTTCTTAATACAGGACGTAAATTAAGAGCAGATATAAAAACATTCGTCTTAGCACATTCAGAAGATATTGAAGTAGGTTTTGGTAATGTGATTAAAAAGATTAAAACAGTAGGTAGAATGGTAGATGAAAAAATTGAACTACCAGGAATGTTTACAGTACTTCTATTTACTAAGACTACATGGGATGATACAAATAAGAAAACTACTTATGAATTTGTGACTAATCAGGATAATATATTTCCTGCAAAGAGTCCATTTGGTATGTTTAAAAGTTTGTATATTCCAAATGATCTTGGATATGTAGCAGGTTGTATTGATGAGTATGAAAATAGTAGTAAATAATAATTAAAAGCAAAGATTATGTCAGTAGATTTAAACAAAAGTGAAGATTTCGTAAAAGAATTAAAAATCTTTAACGATGGGATTGCAGGGATTGTGGATAATGTTAAATTGACTATTGAACGTAAGACACCCGGAACTGATGACAAAAAACCAGAT